AATCCTGTAGCTGGGAGTTACGTTACCGGAAAGGCATTCGCGTTGTGAATATCCTCGACTGGTTCAAAGGGCGGCAGAAGAAGGACGCCAGTTTCGATACGGTGATGCGGTTGCTTGCCGCCGAGATGGGTGTTTCTGGATCAGTAACACCTGATACCTGCATGCGATCTCCGACAGTGCATGCAATCGTTACAGCGATTTCTCGTCGTATGGCATCGACTCCTGTTCACGTCTATCAGACCATCACTATAAACAAACGAGAGACCAAGGAGAAACTGCCGAATCACCCGATAGCTCAACTGCTGAGACAGCCTAACGAATGGCAGAGTCGTTTCGACTATTGGCAGGATGCTGCGAGCACTTACGTTAGGCATGGGAAATTTATCGCAAGGATAGGGCGAGGTTCTACCGGCCCTATTAGAAGACTCTTCCCGGTGAAGCCATCGAGTGTTGAGGTTAAGCAGAACCGCGAGACTCTTGCGGTAAGTTTCAGGTACGGAACCGAGGAATGGGATTCAAACAAGGTGCATTTCGTTCGTGGACCTTCGCGCGATTTCTTTTCTGGCGATTCTCCGGTCATGGACGTAGCGACGACTATAGGACTTGAGATTGCAGCCGAGAAATATGGCGAGGCGTTCTTTGAGAACGGCGCCGTGCCGTTGATCATGTTTCAATACTCACAAGGGTTCAAGGGATTCAAAACCCCGGAGGACGAGGCGGCATTCGTCTCGACCTTTCAGAACGCCTTTAGAGGAGACAAACGTCACCGCGCCTTCATGCTTCCTATTGGGATAGAAGCCAAAGACCCGGTGAAGGTCGAGAACGACAAAGCGCAGTTTCTCCAAACGCGCCAGTTGCAACGGACCATAATCGCCGGGGCTTTTGGTGTTACGCCCTACCACGTCGGTGATCTTGTTTCAGGCAAGTACGACAATATCGAGCAGCAATCAGGGGACTTTACGCTCAACGTCGTCATGCCCGTTGCGCAGTCGTTCGAGGCGGCGATGGAGCGTGACTTTTTCACCCCAGCAGACAGGAACGCCGGTCTGAAGATACGTTTCAACCTGGATTCGGAACTGCGCGCGGCATTCATAGATCGCCAGCAAGGTCTGCAACTCCAACTCCAGAATGGCGTGATTACGCCAAATGATTGGCGCGAACGCGAAAGCTATCCGCCGAGGACCGATCCTGGAGGTGAAGAATTCCAGCAATCGGTCCAGACGCAATCCGCGAAGCCAGCAAGCAGTCATCCTGGAGCCCCATAGATGGAGAATCCTATGCGAATCACGACGCGGCTGGAAATCAAGTCGCTCTCGAGCATGCAATTCGAGGGGCACGGGGCTGTATTCGGCAATGTCGATCTCGGTGGGGATGTTCTCATGCCAGGTGCGTTTGCACGCACGCTTGCCAAGCACAAATCCGAAGGCACGTTCCCGGCAATGTTCTGGATGCACGACCAGACGCGCATCCCGGGGAAATGGCTGAACATAGGCGAGGACGACACCGGATTGCCAGTCAAAGGCGAACTCGCGCAAACGGACCTCGGGAAAGAGGTCCATACGCTCCTCAAGATGGATGCGGTCGGAGGTCTGTCGATAGGGTATGTGCCTACCGATATTGAGTACGCAGCAGATGGCGTGCGATTGCTGAATGAAGTTGATCTCTTTGAAGTCTCCATCGTCGCCATTCCGATGAATCCGAAAGCGCAAATCGCGCACGTTAAGTCGCGATTGTCTGCGCGCGGTGAATACGTTCCAACGGACAAGGAACTGGCAGAACTAAAACGAGACGCAGAGCGTCATCTGCGCTCAAGAGGATTCAGCCGCGTACTGGCGATGCAGTGCGCGAAGAATCTTTTCATTGAATTGGTTCCGAGCGCGACGCAGGAACCGAAAACCGATCAGCAGGGCGAGCCTGGGGATCATTCCAAAAGTCAACCGAGCGCGACGCCCGATGAGCTTGAAGTTACAGCTGGGCTAACCGGGTTCAAGGATCGAATGATCCTGCAAGACCTGGAGAGTTCTTTCCAACGAATTTTCAGGAGTAGATGAACATGGCAAACGAAATCCTGCAGAAGATCGACGAGTTCGGCACCGCAGTGTCCGAAATGCGCAAGGCGCATGAGGAAAGCCTCACAGAGATGAAGAAGGGCAACGAGGCAAGAGCCAAGGAGCTCGAGATCAAGTCAGAAAGCTGGAACAAGAAAATCGACGAGTTGCTCAAGGTCACCTCGGCTCTCAACAAGGAGAACGAGGCGAACAAGACGCGCATGGAGATCCTCGAAGCGCTGTCCGATCGTCCGAAGGGCACTCCCGAGGAACAGCTTGAGAAGAAGCACACGCAAGCATGGGTCAAATACCTGCGGGCAGGCTTCCAGGATCAGCAATTGCAGAACGAGGTCAAGACCTACGAGAAGCAATTGATGGAGCTGAAAGTGGACAGCGTACAGTCTCAGTCCGCGCTTCTCGGCGGCAATGCCGTACCGAAGATCATCTCGGATGCCATCGAGACCCTGGTGCTTAAGCAATCCGAGATCCTGCAGAACGTGCATGTCGTGACGGCCGGAAGCCCGGACTACAACGAACTCGTTACGATCGCAGGCGCGAACGGCGGGTGGTCTTCGGAAACCGGGTCGCGCAGCCAATCCAGAACGCCAAACCTGCGCAAGGTGACCATCACCCACGGGGAACTCTACGCCTTCCCGCGGGTGTCGAACTGGTCGCTGCGGGATCTGATGTTCGATGTGATCGGCTGGGTCACGCAGGATGCTGCCGATACGATGGCAGTGAGCATTTCGACCGCCCTCTACTCTGGCAACGGTTCCGGACTGCCGACGGGGATGACGAATTCCGCTCCGACCAACGTGGACGACTATGCCTCGCCGATGCGGGCCTCGGCCGTCTACGAGTATGTCGCGACCGGTGCCTCGCCGATCACCACGGCACCGAGCATCGACAACTTGATCGACCTGCAGGTAACGCTGCGTCGTCCCTACCAACCGAACGCCAAGTGGGCGATGAATTCGGTGACGATGGGAAAACTCCGCCAGAAGAAGGACACGACGAATCAGTACCTGTGGCAGCCCAGCGTTCAGCTTGGCGTCCCGGACCTTCTGCTCGGGAAGCCTGTGTTCATCTGGGAGGACATGGTGAACTACGCCGGCAGTGCGATTCCAATCGCCTACGGCGACTTCCGGCGCGCCTACACCTATGCGAACATCGGTGGCATGACGATGATCCGCGACGAGGTAACGGTCCCGGGCTTCACGAACTTCCTCATCTCGCAACGCGGCGGCGGCATTCCTCGTAACAATGACGCAGTCAAGTTTTTGAAGCAAATCGCTTCGTAATCTGGCGCCTGAAACGAGGGGCCATTGCTGGTTCCTCGTTTTTCTCATGTTCACTAACTACCGGAACAAGATGCTGCGTGGATACAAACTGGTTCATCATCGCGTCGGGGCCGTCGCTGACGGTCGAGGACGTGGATGCGATCAGGAATCAGCCGACGATAGCGATCAACGACAATTATCTGCTGGCGCCCTGGGCCGATGTGTTGTACGCCTGCGATGTATGCTGGTGGGATTGGCACGCAGATCGCCAGGAGTTGAAGGCGTTCAAGGGACGCAAGATCACGCAGGACAAGGAAGCCGCCGAGAAATACGGCGTTGAGTACATAAGAAGCATAGATGCTGACGGGCTCTCACGAGATCCTGCCTACATCCACTCAGGGGCGAATTCTGGAATCCAGGCGATTAACCTCGCCTATCATCTCGGGGCGCGCCGGATCGTGCTGTTGGGCTACGACATGCAGGCAACCGATGGGAAGTCTCACTGGTTTGGGGAACACCCGAGCGGAAAGGGCAGGCCGACCTGGCACAGATGGCTGTGGAGATATCAGCTTGTCGCTGAAGATGCAGGGCGCATGGGGCTTGAGATCATCAATGCAACGCGAGAAACGGCGCTAACGTGCTTTCCGCGCGGACCGCTGTCGTCCTTGCTACAGGTCCAAGCCTGACTCGGGATGTCATTGCTACAGCGATACGCGGTCAGCAGATGGGGCTGTGGGTGCTTTTCGGGATGAATCATATCTGGCGCGACGTTCCATCGCTCGATGTGTTTCTTGCGTGTAACCCAGAATATTACGACACGCAATGGGAACTGGGTCTAAAGCACCACAAGGCAGAGAAGTGGACGTGGGATCTGAAGACTTCCACGAAGTACGGATTGCATTTCATTCAAGGAAAATGGTGCGATGGCTTCAGCAAAGACAAGAATTTCATCCACTACGGGCATAGTTCGGGCTTTCAAGTTCCGCAGCTTGCCTATCACAGTGGGTTTCGACGCATGCTACTTTGCGGGTATGACATGCGCTACGCAAAAGACTACGACGGCAGGAACCAGCGCGTCGGCTCCTCTCCGAGGCATTACTTCGGTGAGTATGAGGACGTTGAATTGAACCACTGGCCGTCCGTGAAGGTGAAAGACGGCGTGCATATCGAGCTGATCCAACAGTTCGAGAAGGTGAAGCGCTTGAATCCAGATGTCGAGATCGTAAATTGCTCGCCTGGTTCGGCAATGACATGCTTCCCCATGTCTACACTTCAGGAGCAACTGGACGAATGGGCGACATCGTCAGCAGAGAAAAATTCAGCAACGGTTGGATAGGAGGGCTGCCTGAGACTCCCTGCGGACACGGGTCGACTCTAGGGGCAACGAAGGCGCAGCGGGCCTGGATTCCAGGACTCATTGACGCCTACCAGATCTTGAGCATCGCGGATGTTGGGGCTGGCGACCTAAACTGGATCAGTCTCACAGACCTACGAGGCGCGAAATACACGCCGCTTGACCTGGTGCCGCGTAAGCCGGAAGTGAAGGCGTTCGACCTCGTGCGCGAAGTTCCGCCGAAAGTGGACCTGCTGCTGTGTTTGTGGGTATTGAATCACTTGCCATTTGAGGAGTGCCGCAAGGCTATATCGAACCTGAAGGCGAGCGGATCAAGGTATCTTCTGATGACCGATCGCCCTAAATGGCACCACGAGCAGCCTCCTGAGATCGTCATGCCGCACATCGAGGAATTGAAACTGAATGAAAAGGGAGATCGGATTCTTCTATGTCCGATCTGACTGTCTGGTGTGTTTGCGTCGGCGACAAATACCATTCCGGCTATGTGTACGCTTTGCAGGAAGCTGTTACCAAGAATCTGAGAATCCCGCACAGGTTCCGTTGTATCACCACGCGCAGACTGGAGGGTATCGAGACACTGAATCCTCCAGCGCCGTATTCGGGATGGTGGTCGAAGATAGGATTGTTCGCGCCAGCAGTGGCGACGGGGCCCAGTCTCTATTTCGACTTGGACGTGGTTATCACTGGCTCGCTTGATTATCTAGTCGAATTCACACGGCACGAGTTCTCCGCACCGTCCAACTGGGCGCGCTCTGGATATGGCGGAATTCAATCGTCGGTCATGGCGTGGCGCGGGAACTGGACAAGGCCGTATGACAGGATTCACAGTGAGTGGCCGCATAGAGTAGTTGACAACGACGGGTATACGTTTCTAGGCGGGAAGAAGTTCTGGGGAGATCAGGAATATCTCTGGGACATGCTTGGCGATAGTTGGGTAAGGATTCCTGGCGTGTGCAGTTACAAGTACCACGTCGCGCCAAACGGAGTCATCCCGGCTGATGCGAGCGTGGTGGTATTTCACGGGGAACCCAAGCCGATTGACGTGAGCGACGAGTGCATATTGCCTTTCACTGCAACCCTGCGCAGGAACATCAGCGCGAACATGCCGAATGGCTCTCAGCGGGATGTAAGCGCCACGGCCTGACCCTGACTGTCACAGACGACCGTCATCTGCCGGCCGATTTTCATATCGTTTCAGGCCCGCACTATGCGAAGTCGGCATGGCTGCACCACCCTCTGACGTTGTTGCTGGACAGGGCCTATTACCACGAGGAAAAGACCGGGTGCTGGAAGAGTATGGATTGGGTGTCGATTGGTTGGCTACGCTCAGACGGTGGGCGCCACTTCCGAACTGGATCAGGTCGTCACGTTCCAGACATTGAAAGCCGACCCGAGACGGGGGGAACGATCTTCCTCGCAGATTATGGTGGCCAGATCGAACGGGCTGATACGGTGCGCCGCCATCCAGCAGAGGAAGCGCCGATGGAAACATTGCGCGCAGCCTTACGACGCCATCGAACCGCAATCGGCTACAGCACAACAGCCCTGGTGTCTGCTGCTCTGGCTGGGCTTGAGATCGTCTGCAAGGATGCTCGGAACATCATGAGTGAACCAAACTGGGTGGAGCTTTTGCCATACGCAGACTGGCACTGGACCGAGATCGAAAGTGGGAAAGCATTTGAACATCTATGGGAATAGGAGAACTACATGGCAGCCGGCGCGACGCACGTCTCCGCAAAATTCGTCTCCAATATGTCCATCACAGGACTTACCACGCTGTGGGCGACCAACACGATCAAGATGGCGATCATCACGAATGCCCAGACGCCTGGAATCAATGATTCCGACCCCAGATGGGGTGCTGGTGGGACGCAGAACTATTCTACGGCAGAGGTTACGCCTGGCGGAAACTACTCCGCTGGCGGAATCTCGTTAGCAGGGACTACGTCGACGCTTTCTGGTGCGGTGACATCGCTCAACTGCACGAGTCCGATATCGCTTGCGGCGAATGCCTCGAATCCTACCGGGGCTTACTGGGGAATCTTCTACGACTCAACGGAAGCTGCGAAGCGGGTGTTCGGATTCATCGAACTTGGGACTGCGGTTTCGCTCATTCCGGGATTGCAGATCAACGTGAACGGTGTGAGTTCCGGGGCACAGCCAGTTTTTACCGGGACGGCGACGTAGCAATGATTCTACTTAGGGCAAATAACGACGACCTGCGGGTCACGACTGGCACGACCGGCTCGGATATCGAGATCACGCTGTCAGCAATGACTGCGGATAGCGCGGCACCGCCTGCGCTGAAGGGCATTCCTGACCTCGGACCACAGGCCTCGATCGTAACCAACGTCACTGATCAGGTTCTTATCGATAGCAGCGCTGTTTCCGGTATCGCATCCGGGGATTCCATTGCTATCGAACAGATCACTGCCTACAACCATCACGCCACGGTAGCGACTACAGTCGAATTCAACATCACCGACGCGACGGTGAACACCATACTCGCGAAGGCGAATCTGCTCGCCGGTGAGAAGTTGGAATATCTCGACGGCGTTGGCTGGAAGCACTACGACTCGAATGGAGGTGAGTATCCGAGTGTCGGGAATGCGGCGACACAGGCAGACATGGAAGCGGGTACTGCGACCGATAGGTTCGTCACGCCGCAAGGTGTGAACTGGCATCCCGGTGCTTGCAAGGCATGGGGGAAGTGCACCGTGTCCGGAGGCGTGCCAACGCTGGCCGTTAACTGGAACACCACTTCAATTACT